CCGGTACTTCAGGAATTATCACTTCAACACTGCGTACAGTGTCTGACACACAAAAGGGTGGGTGGTCAATAATATCTTGAACACTATCGATATTATTGACCCACTCAAAGAAGCCATCAAAATCAAAATCCGACATAGTGGATTTGATATAATCAGATGCCCAATGAGCCAATGCCCTCGGATTATTCGGGTATTGCACATTTTCATCACACACACTCATGTACGACCGTAATCCGTGGAAGTTGATCATAGGATCAGGTTTGCTCAAATAAGCACCACGAATGAGATCTCCAATAACAGGAGTGTAATAATCAGAAAAATAATATCCGGACAGTTTTTCGACAAGCTTAACCTGCGGTGAAACGGACATATGACCTGTAACATGCAGTTTCGACAGTTGTCGTTTTACATCACACATGGAAGACATCTCCCCATACCACACCTCAGGAGTGTAGACTCTTGACAAAAACTTGACCCCAAGACATCCAAACATAATCTTGTCCACGGTCAAAACGTGGCCAAAACTAGCTGCACATCTCTGGTACGCTTTAGCGTCTATATCTCCTGTTAATCCATCGTCTCCTCCATATATGCCCAGTTGTTCCCAAGCCTGACCATCAGTTAGCCCACTCTTTATGAATGTGTAGTAGGCTATAAAAGCATTGATGATTGTATTGAAACATGACGTTTCAGGTGAACCAGAAAGTCGTGAATACCCAGTATTGTACTTATATCCAAACTTGGTGTATCCAACAGTATTATACTGTAACTTGTGGTATTTTAAAACGTCACCAATACATTTAGGCGAAAAGAACTCCTGTAGGATGATTTCTTCTACTGCCCGGCAAGCAGGTGACACATGTCCATCAAAGCGACTAAAATCGCTACAGATGACTGAAGTCGAATCCTGGCACACTTCGGCGACTCGTGAAGCTATATCACGAGGAGTTTTACCGAAGGCGTACCATTTTTGCAACTTCAAAACATCAGCCAATGAATATATCACGCGAGAGTATTGCAGTTTAGGCAAATCCTCCCCTTGTGAGATGTTACGTGGAGCAGATGGTTTTGTGGCGGGCTCAGCCTTAACGAAAGCCTGAACCTTATTCCTGATTGCACGAGTCCAACTAACGTGTTCGGCATTGCTCAACCGTGCCTGTTGTGAGGGCCTGTTTTGTCGCGCAAATACTTCATCACAAGTTGTCATATCCAATGACTGGTCAGCACCCATTAGTTTAGCAAACTTACGGGCATGATCAATCATTGATTGATTGGCTTGCGCGAAGCTGCGCACATTTTCAAGGCGGCCACGAACAGCAGCACGGTCAGCACCATACGACGCAGTTGGGGATAGGCATGGTAGAAAAGCTCTCATAAAAGGTACCAATAAGGGCTTAGCATCGCGTTCAGCATAATGCCCATGCTCCATGATAGTAACATCATATTTCAAATGACTTACCACATTTAGCTTGGCATCTGGCTGATCCGTTAAATAACATAACAGAATATTGGCGGTGCTTGAGTCCTTCATACGTGACTTAACGTTGGATAGTAACAATTTGTTCCGTTGTGAGTCAACTACCAAATCCACGAAGTCATCATATTCGATCTCAACGCCGGCGCACGTATTTGGTAGAGCCAATACTGTGCGCATCTTCTCGCCTTGACGGAATACTTCAAACTTAATGAATTTCTTAGTTTTGCCGCTCACAACAGGATTAAATTGTTTTAAGGGCGTATCCATGAAACCAAGGAGCCAGAGAACAAAAGTTGCAATTATGCCACCACGAACGGCTGGTACAAACAAAAGCAACTGATGGTCAGGATCTAGACTCCTGCGTTCAACACGGTAAGAAATGTAATGGGTCCTGTTAGAGACGTAGATGGTGTCCCCGGGGTACACCCAAAGGGGATGAGGGCCATAAGAACTACCCCCAGCAACCCTAAGAGTTAGGTGTCCATTCTCATCGAATGAATAACTGTACTCTCCCCCATTATATCCAGCTTGACTGGGAACAAATGTCCAAGCTACAACTGGTTGGGTATTGTGGAGCAAAAACTCTTTCATATTCATGTAATAATCAACATCGCCTAAATAAACAATGTGATTGGGCCGTGGTTTATACCATGACACAGGGATAATAAGATCCTTGGGCCAGTAATAGCTACGACTACCATCGTACATCCGGTTTTGAGCTTCAGATTTACTTAAGCAGTATGGACTTTTACCCAAACGGGTAGCCATACGTGCCACAATAGTCTGTGCCAAGCCACGCACAAAGGCAGAGGCAGGATGCGAATGGTTGTTGAATTTGGAAGGGTAATATTCATCAGCCCCAATATCTTTGAATACCCTACGGTATTCATCGGAGATATCGAGTTTGACAGATAATTTGTCCACAATATAGGACAATAAGAACCTTAGTATGTCAAACTTGGTGGAATCTTTTAGAAAATATAGGAAACAAGGCCAAAAGTAATACAATACACATTGGACCAACTCAGTCGGTACCAGAGTCATACTACGAGCCAAGAAGTCACCCATATCACTAATAGACAGTCCACCAAATTGATAAACTAACCATAAAAGTTCAAGAACACAACACAAGGTCATAAACGCCATGTTGGGCCAATTTAGATCAAATTAATGAATTTGAAATCTGG